CTATTTTCGATAGTATTTGGCATAATGGCCGGATTGGATCATCCGAACCTTCCCGGCTTTGAGCGAATCCCCCAAGGCTTTCTCGATTGTGGTTCTTGAAAGCGAGAAGAGGAGTTCTTCGAGATCCGCCTTGTCTAGCGGAACAGGGGATTCGTTGATGGCTTTGGCGACTTTTTCCTCGGCGGGTGCCTTCCAGGAGGCGAACTCGGCCATCTTGTCCAATTTCTCGTAGCCCTCGAGGATGATTTGCAAAAGGAAAATGACGAAATAGGAATAATCGTTTTCACCTTTTTCCCAACTGCGGTCGGAATTGTGGAGAGTCTGGTAATACTCTTCTTGCCGGGTGAGGATGAGATAGGACAGAGAGTAATAAAAATCGACATCGTAGCCATCCTTCAGCAAAAGGAAGCTCGTCAAAAGGCGCGACATCCTCCCGTTCCCGTCGTTGAAGGGGTGGACACAGAGAAAATTGAGAATAAAAACCGGAATGAGCAGGAGCCGGTTCACCTCGGGGTCGCCTAGACAGGCGCTATACTGCCAGACGAGATTTCCCATGAGTTGGGGGACGTCCTTCGGTTTGCTGGGTGTGAAAAGGACCGTCGTTTTGCCTTTTCCGTTATTCTGAACGATATAGTTTTGGGTGTCCTTCCATTTGCCGCCGAACCCAGGGTTGTATCCTCTGTACATCAGCTGGTGGAGATCAAGGATGAAACGTTCATCCAAATCTTGATAGGAATAAGAGGAAATGATCCGCTCAAGCGCGGCGTTATAGCCGGTCAGCATGAAATCCTCATAAACCTCAGGCTTCAGGCCAAGAGAAAGGAGATCGGCTTCCCGTTTCGGCGTGACGCGGATTCCCTCGATCGCGTTGGAAGACGTGGTGCTGCGGCGTTTGGAAATGTCATGGAGGCGGTTAATGTTTTTGAGATGAGGCAAAGAAAATGCTCTGCCTTTCCTTAGTTCGATTTCCTGGAGCAGATGGAGGATCTGAGGGTTTGGCAATTTCAAGACGTTTTCTTTGAGAGAAAAGGTTTTCATAGAACGATTATACCGAAGGATAGATACAAATTCAAATGCATATAATCCAATGACAAATATGCATTTAAAAACTTATATGTGTTACTTTCATAAAAAACAAAACGATAAACTTTCCACGTAAAAAGGAATACATTTTTCCTATTTCTATTCCTTAAAAAAATCGTGTATAAGAGGCTTTCGTTGGATATGAAAAAAGCGCGATAATATCGCGCTTTCGTGATTTCTTGGTGCCCGGGACCGGACTTGCGCCTAATGCACCTATCGACTTCTTGATGGGCCCGAGCGGCGTCCGGAACGTGATCTCGAGGCGGTCGGGGTAGGCCACGATCCTCTCGATGAACGCACGGTAGAAAAGCGATCGCTTTCCCTCGTCCTTCCATTGCTCGATGTAATAGCTGAATGCCGCGCGGATCCCTTCCGGGTCCGCTCTTTTCACCGCCCGGCCCCCGAGCGAGGCCGCCTTGGCCTTCGCCGCCGAGTAGGCCTTCTCGAGATCGGATGACCGCGCCGAGTAGATGTCCTTCGGCATGTCCCCGGATAGATAGGCGTCCGCGAGCCGGGAGCGCCTGCGCCCGATGTCCTCGACCTCCTTCTTGGCGGAGGCGAGGTCACCGCCTTCCCTCCTCCGATCGAGATAGCCGTTGAACTGCGCGCAGAGCCACTCGACGAAGGACCTCGAGGTGAGGAAACTCACCGTTGCCTTGAAGACCTCCTTCTCCAGAAGTTCCTTCCGGAAGAGGGGAAGGTCGCACTTCGAATGGCCCTTGGCTCGTTCGGAGCAGCGGTAGTAGGATTTGTCCTTGCCTCCCATGAAATGGCTGAAGCCGACGATGCGGGCCCCGCACTCCCCGCACCACATGAGCCCGTAAAGGGGGAACGCGTCCGGGCCTTTCCTCGGCCCGCGCGGCTTGCTCATCCGCGCCAGCTCCCCGTTTGCCTTCCTCCAGAGATCCTCGCTGACCAGGGCGGGGGCCGCGCCTGGGGTCCGGATGGGATCCCCTCCGGCCACCCTCATGGTGAGCATTCCGAAATAAAGCGTGTTCGTCACGATCGCTCGGACCGTGCTCTCCCAGATTGAGCCGCCGTAGATCCCGTGGACGCCTCGGTCGGTCAGGGCCTTGGCAATGGCGGTGGGTGTCTCGCCCGACGCGACGCGCTGAAAGATCTCCACGGCGACCGCCTTGCGGGACTCGTCGATCTGATAGCGCCTCCCGTCCGGGGTCTTCGCGTACCCGAGCGGCATGGTGCCCCCCGAGGCCAAGCCGTCGCGTGCGCGCTGATACATGCCCTTCTTGGTCTCGCGGGAGAGGTTCTTCGAATAGTAATCTGCCAAGGACTCCATGAAGTGGGCGGTCAGCTGGCCCTCGGCCTTGGACATGTCGAAGTCCTCGATGACGGACACGAGCTGGACTCCGACGTCCCCTAGTTTCTTACGGTAGACCTCGAAGTCGTAGACGTTCCGGCTGAAGCGGTCAAGTTTGTGGACGACGATGACGTCGAAGGCCCGATCCTCCGCGTCGCCGATCATGCGCTGGAACTGCTCGCGGTCGTCGCGGGTGCCGCTCTTCGCCTCATCGACGTAGAAGCGGGAGAGCGAGTAGCCCTTTTTCTCGCAGTATTCTCTCACCGCACGCTCCTGGGCCTCGATCGAGAAGCCGTCCCGCTGCTGCTCGGAGCTGAAGCGGCAGTAGCCGACGGCCCTCATCTGAGGCCCTCTCGCGCAAGCGCGTATGCGCACACGCTATGAGCATATCGCACGGCAAGGGCATGAATGATCGCCGGACACAATATGTTCTCGCGCGCGTGATACATAGTTACATTGTTACAAAACCGCAAAAGATTCCGATAGGAAGTAATCATTATGCGCGAGAAGAGGCCGTAACGGAAAATGTAACAGAGGCGTAACAGAGAAAACCTTGTTACGCTCATCGTTTCGCCTCTCCGCGGGCCTTCGCCAGGGAATTGGCCAACGCCTCAAGCGAGGCCACGTCCTTGTCGGAGAGGCCGCCGACGGCGATCCAGTAGCAAAGCATGAATTCCTCGAATTCGCGCTGGGTGCATTTGTGGGACACCTGCATTTCCACATAGGCGTCGAATTTATCCTGGACGAGGCTGACGAGCGTCTGGCGGAAGGAGCCGTCGTACTTGATCGCGTCCGACCCGAGAAGCGCGTAGGGGTCCTGATGGAGGGCCTCGGCGAACCGCCGGGCCATTTTCAGCGTAAGCCTGACATCACCGGACTCGACTTCGGAAATATAGGACCGAGCGCATCCCGAGGCTTTGGCCAGTTCGGTTTGCGTCATGCCGATGGTTTCGCGGAATTTCTTAAGGTTGTTCATAATTCCACCTCCGCCTAGATATTACCACGCGCGTCAACAAAAAATAGACAAAAATAAACGATTTCGCTTGACCGTCAGCAAAACACCGACAATAATATGGGCACAGCAAAGGAGTGAAGCCCTTATGAGAAAGTACGATGCCTACGTCTACACGGCTCTCATCAACAGCGGTTACCCGGAAGAGCAAACCGACGCCATGGACCCGAGAGAGGTCCTTGAGCACTTTTTGTCCTGGGAAGGCATCCACGGCTACGACTCTTACCTCGGATGCCTCATGGAGGCTTACGCGAAATACGCCGCCGAGGAGGAGGACAACAGCCCCGTTTATGAGGTCGCCCACGACAACGGGTGCGGCATCGTCTACAAAAAGAATGAGCTCGTCGCCGGCCAGCGCCGCGAAATCGGAAGATACGAAATCAGCGGGGACGGCTGCTACGCCTTCGTCATCAACGACTGCGGGGACCCCTTCTTTTTCGGCCACACTCTGACGGAGGAAAACGCGGTCAAGATGATCAAGGGCGCCGAGCGGCAGCTCGCCCAGTACGCAAAGTGAGACGACGGAAAAAGGAAAGGAGGATCCGAAAATGCTCTGGGTCCTGGTAAACCCCGACACGGGGAGGCTTCTGGCCAACGGCCGGAGGTTCGAAAGCAAGACGGAAGCCGAGCATATCGGCCACACCGAATGCGATGAATGGGAGGTCGTGTCATGGCCAGCATACTGCAAGAAGCACCCGAGCCGGCGCTGACGGCCCTCCTCTCCGGAGGGTCCCTCGGGGTCCGTCTGGTGGCCAAGGAGACGGTGGAGGCCCTTCTGATGGGAGACCCGCCCTCATGGTGCCGAGAAGAGAACAAGGCTGCCTACCTCGCCTACGATTCGGACGGACCCGCCGACAGCGGCCGCTGGATAGCGGTGGACAACCGCGGCGGCGATGCCTGGACCGAGGAGTTCGTCAGCCCGAGCGTGGCAGTCGCCTGGCTTAAGGACGAATTGGGCACGGACGAGGCGCATCGGAAAGACGGGACGCCAGATTCGGGCTATCCGCGATGAAGAAAGTGAAGGGAAAGGAGATCACATGCCCAACAAAAACAAAGAGAGAATCGACCTCGACCACGTCAAAGCCGCGCTTCTCGACTCGCACATCGACGACGATCAGCTGATGGCTGAGCTTGAGTGCACAAAAGGGACCCTTCGGCAGAAGATGGCGAGCAGCGGCGTCCTTACGCTCGACGATCTGATCGTCATTTCGACTCTTACCGGGAAGCCCATCGACTACTTCCTCTTAAGGGCCTGAGAGGTTTTTTATCATGCTCTCAACCGTCAGCGAAAAGCCGACATCGGCAACGGTCCCGGAGGACTCCCTGGATTGGATCCTGGGCGCCGTCTGGGGCCCGTACCAGGAAAGCCTGGGGAAGGAGGCAAGACGATGCCCCAATACGACTTCGACAGCGAAGACGAAGAAAGGAATTACCTGAAAATCGTCTTGGGACAGCGGTATCCCTATAAGCAAACGTTCTACGACGGGCTGAGCACCAGACAGCTCTGGGCGATGCTCAGCCAAAAGCCGCGCAAAAACGCGCAGGCGGACATCCCGCCGGACTACCGGGACGAACCGATGCCGCCCAGGCTCGGCGACCCCGATTACAAGCCGCTCTTAAAGACGATCGACGGCGAGGCCTATATTCTGGCCGACTCCGGCGAATACGTCCCGATAGAGGGATAGAGAAAGGAGTGAAGCAATCACATGGAACCTATCCAATTAAACATCAAAGTGACCGTCGAGGCCTCGAAGGAGACCGCGACGCTGATCACCATCCTCGCCGACTTCGCCAAGAAGCTGGCCGAGAGGTCCGAGAAGCTCGAGCCCACCGGAGCCCACGTCTACACGGGCGGGGGGCCCAAACCGAGAAAAAACGAGGAGGCGGGGGAGAAACCAGCCGCTCAGCCGAGCCGACTCGAGGATCCGGAGGCCGAAGGGCCGTCGGACGATCCGTTCGCCGGGCTGGAGGAGCCGAAAGCCGGCGCCGCAAAACCGGAGCCCGCCGCCGAGCCGGAGAAAGCCGCGACCCACGAGGGAGCCCTCCGAGCGGTGGAGGACGCCAAGAAGCGCGGGATCCCGAAGGCGCTGATCCTCCAGACGCTCAGAGAGTCATTCAAAGCCAACGCCGCCGCCGACCTGCAGGGCAAGGACATCCCGGAATTCATCCGAAAGATGAACAGCCTGAAGGCGCCGGGGAAAGGAACGAATTAAATGCCACCTGAAACGCATGCGAGGCTCAGCGCCTCGAGCTCGAAGAGATGGATGCGGTGCCCCAAAAGCGTCGCGCTTTGCGAGAAGCTGCCGAACGAGGAAAGCAAATACGCGGAGGAAGGGCATCTCGCCCACGCCTTCGCCGAGAAGCTCCTCACCCTCTACAAGGAGCGGGGCCGGACCGACTTCGCCCCCGTCGAGATGAAGAGCGTCACCGTCGAGGACCCGACGCCCGAGGATCCCGGGCGGACCAAGGAAGCCAAGATCGACCAGGAGATGCGGAACGCCATCGCGTTCTACGTCGCCCAGATCGCCGAGGTCTTCGACGGGCTGAGGCTCAAGGATCCGGAAGCCGACATCCTCATCGAGCAGAAGATCAGCTTCGACCATTGGGTCCCGGAGGGCTTCGGCACCAGCGACTGCGTGATCATCAGCGACGGGGCCTGCCACGTCTTCGATCTCAAATACGGGAAAGGGATCCAGGTCGACGGGCGCAACAACAGCCAGCTGCGCCTATACGCCCTCGGAGTCTACGAGGAGCTCAACAGCCTATACGAGATCGAGGGCTTCGAGACCCATATCGTGCAGCCGCGCCTCAACTGGGTCAGCGGCGAGAGCCTCACGAAGAAGGAGCTCCTCGACTGGGGCGAGTCCGTGAAACCGCTCGCCAAGCTCGCCGATGAGGGCGGGGGCGCGTTCTCCCCGGGGCCATGGTGCTCGGAAGGGTTCTGCCCCGCCAGGGACATGTGCAAAGCCCGCGTCCTGGCGATCGTCGACGAGATGCGGAAGGCTGTCCAGGAATCAGGTGACGGCCTGACGCCGGAGCTGATGGGCGAGAAGGCCATGACCTTCTTCGCAAAGAACGCCGGGATGCTCGAAAAGGTGGCCAACGACGTCTCCGCCCATCTCCTGGGGGAAATCCTCCAAGGGAAGCCGCACGAAGGCTGGAAGGCCGTCTCCGGAAGATCCAGCTCCGGCTGGGACGACCCGGACAAGCTAAAGCGCCAGCTGCAGGACAAAGGCTACAGGCTCATGGACGTCTGCGAGCCGCAGGACCTTCTCAGCCCCAACAAGCTGAAGGGCGCCATCAAAAAGGAGGACTTCGAAACGATAGCCCTCCCGCACAAGACAGTCGTCGCCGGCAAGCCGCAGCTCGCCGATTCCGACGATCCCCGCGAGGACTACAAGCCAGCCTCCGCGCAGGACGACTTCGCCGGCTTGATCAAAAAGGAGGGTGAATAACCCATGAAACCAGAAGAAACGAAGATCCTACTCCCGAACGTCAGCCTCAACTACGTCGCCGTGCTCGAGCCGAAAGCCGGTCCGAGCGGCGGCGAGCCCCGCTACAGCGTCCAGATGCGCATCAAGAAAGACGCCCCTGCGACCAAAGACGCCCTGGCCAAGATCGCCAAGGCCATGACGGCCGCCTACGAAAACGGCAAAGCCCAGAAGTGGGGAGGCAAGAACCCCGACTGGAACGAATGCAAGAAGATCATCCACGACGGGGACAAGATCGCCGCCGCGGGAACGGTCGCCGACTTCGAAAGCTACAAAGGCTTTTGGGTCATCAGCGCGAACTCCAAGACCAAGCCGGGCGTCATCGACCAATCGGGCCTTGACCTCACCCAGCCCGGGCACACCGACGAGATCTACAGCGGCATGATCGCCACGGTCTCGATCAACTTCTTCCCCTTCAGCGGGGCCAAGAAGGGAATCGCGTGCGGCCTCAACAACATCATGAAGACGGCCGAAGGCACCTACGCCGGCGGCAGGGCCAGCGCCCAGGCTGACTTCGCGGACCTCCTCAGCGAGCCCGCCCCCGCCAGCGAAGACCCGGCCAAATCCCACACCGACTCGGTCGACGTCGCCGACGACGACCTTCCCTTCTAAGGAGGAATGAGAATGCGCACGCTGCACTTGGACATAGAGACCTACTGCGAACTGGATCTCGCCGAAGTCGGCGTGCGCAAGTACGTCGAGCACCCGAGCTTCGAGATCATGCTCATCGGCTACGCCTACGACGACGAGCCGGTGAGGCAGATCGATCTGATGCTTGAAGATGTCGCCGAGAACCCGGACATCAACCGTCTGACCGACGATCTGTCCGATCCGGCGATCGTGAAAGTGGCCCACAACGCCGCCTTCGAAAGACTGTGCTTCTCGAGAAGATACTACGCCGGCGGGCTGCTCGAACCCGGCCAATGGCGGTGCACGATGGTCCGGGCCTATCAGCTCGGCCTCCCGGGGTCGCTGGACAAAGCCGGATCATGGCTCGGGATACCGAACGACAAAAAGAAACTGTCGGTCGGCAAAAAGCTGATCGCGATGTTCTGCAAGCCTCAGAAGGACGGCAAGAGGATCTATCCGCAGGCCGCGCTCCCGGGGACCAAGGGCGACTGGGAGACATTCAAGGACTACAACCGCCAGGACGTCGAGGCCGAAAGGGCCGTAGGGTCGATCGAGTCCAAATACCCGGAATGCCCGGGGCACGAATGGGAGATCTACGCCGTAGACCAGCGGATCAACGACCGCGGGGTCGGCGTCGACGCCGACATGGCCAAATCCGTAAGCCGGTACTCGGCGGAGCACGTCGGGGAGCTCATGGCGGAGGCGAAAGCCGCCAGTGGACTCGACAACCCGCAATCGATGCCCAGAGCCAAAGACTGGCTCCGATCAAAAGGCGTCGAGTTCGAAAACCTATCGAAGGCCTCCCTCGACGGCCTCATAGCGGAAGCCGCCGACAAAGACGTCATCGCCTATCTGAAGGCCCGAAAGGAGCTTGGCAAGACCAGCGTAACCAAATACGACGCGATGCTGCGGGCGGCCGTCTGGCATCCGGAGGACGGCTGCTGGAGGCTGCACGGCACGCTTCAGTTCGACGGCGCGATCAGAACGGGCCGGTGGGCCGGACGCATCGTTCAAACGCAGAACCTGCCCAGAAACACGCTCCCCGCGATCGAGATAGCCCGGGAACACGCCGCCAATGGCGAGTTCGACTGGCTGGAGCTCGAATACGGGAAGCCGATGGACACGCTGAGCCAACTGATCCGGACGGCCTTCATCCCAAAACCGGGATGCCGGTTCGTGGTGGCCGATTACTGCCAGATCGAATGCCGCGTCGCAGCCTGGATGGCCGGAGAGCAGTACAAGCTCGACGCCTTCGCCGCCGGGAAGGACATCTACAAGGAGACCGCGGCGAGGATGTTCAACAAAAAGGCCGAGGCCATAACCCACGACGAAAGGGCCAAGGGCAAAGTCGCCGAGCTCGCGGGGGCGTACGGCGGCGGGATCGGGGCCTACAAGCGCTTCGGCGCCGAAGCCATGGGGCTCAGCGACGACGAGATCCAATACCTGGTCGACGTCTGGAGGGAGAACAACCCGGAGATCGTCAAGCTGTGGAAGACGGTCGAAAGGGCGGCCATGGACGCCATAGAGCACCCGGGGGTCCGCTACGGGATCCCCTCCGCCAAAGGGATCGAGGCCGCGTTCGTCCGAGACTCCCTCTTCATCCGACTGCCTAGCGGCCGCCTGATCGCCTACAAAGGAGCCAGGATGGCCGAGCGCGAGGACGGCCCCGGGCGACAGATCGAGTACCTCGACATGAAGGAGGGCTTCGGCAACACCTTCGTCTACGTCCGCACCTACGGCGGGAAGCTCTTCGAGAACATCATTCAGGCAACCGCGAGGGACTGCCTGGCCGAGGCGCTGTTCAGGCTCGACCAAAAAGGCTTCGAAACCGTCTTCCACGTCCATGACGAATGCATCAACGAAGTGCCTTCGGACAAAGCGGAGAAGATGGAGAAAACGATAGTCGAGACCATGAAGCTCCGGGACCTCAAATGGTGCGAAGGGCTCCCGCTCGACGCCGATTCGTACATCTGCGATTTCTACAAAAAAGACGACTGACCAAAAAAGGAGATTCCAAAATGGAAACCAAAATCATAGATCTGGCCATCAACAGACAATACCTTGCGGGGAAATGGACCTACCTGGAGGCGATACGGGAGATCGTCCAAAACTGCATCGACGAAGGCCAATACGACATCGACGTCGACAAGGCCGGCGGCACCATCTACTTCACGACTCACGGCAAAACCATAGGGATCGACAAGATGGCCCTCGGGACGACGACCAAAACGGATGCCCCAGAGCTCATCGGAAAATACGGGGAGGGCCTGAAATTGGGAATGGTCGCCCTCCTAAGGGAAGGCCACGGAGTCGAGATACACAACGGAGAAGAGCTTTGGACGCCGTTCATCGGGCGCAGCGACGTCTTCGGATGCGACACCCTGCAGCTTCGGATCGAGGACGACCTCACCGACCAGAAGACCCCGGACGGCGTGACCATCGTCGCCTCTGGCTTCAACCCGTCTGAGCTCTTGGGGATCGCCGGGACGAGCCTCGAGATGACGAGGATCATCATGGGCGGAGGGCCGGAGGACACGAGCGAGACCGAATACGGGACCATCATCCGAGACGAACCCTACAAAGGGAGGGTCTTCGTCGGCGGCCTCTACGTCCAAACGGACGCCAACCTCGGCTACGGCTTCGATTTCAAACCGGCAGAGGTCGAGCTCGACCGCGACAGATCGGTCATCAACTACTACCAGCTCATGGCCCTGGTCGCCAAGGCGCTCATCGACGAAGGCGACCCGGCGACGATATACGCCAGCTACAAAGACAACAGCCTCTCGGACGACATAACCGCGAACCTGGCCGACGCCAGCGACTCCGCGAAGAGGGGGTTCTTCGAAAAATACCTCTCCGCGAAGAAGGGGACGGACGGAGGGATCCAGGAGGCCCTCACGATCGAGGGCACGATCCTCGTCGACAAAACGGTCAACGAATTCCTCAAGAGCCACGCCGAGGCGATCGGATACACGGTTGCCGTCGAGGACGACGAGGACATCCGTGACCTCTTCAATGACTTCTCCGACGACACGGGGAAGAAGAAGGATCTCGTCGAGGGCTTAGCCGGCAAGACCGGCGCCTGGCTGAAGATAAAAAACTCCGGACAGGAGATGCTGAGGTACTTCAACGACAGCGGCTACAAGGAGATGCTGGCGATCATCAACCACCTCGTCAAAGGCCGAGTGGCCAAATGGATCGTCGGCTTCCTAAGGACGGCCGCCCTTCCCCTCTTCTCCAAATATTCCTTCGAAGGGATCCTCCCATACATCGACGAAAGCAAAGTCACTGGGGATCCATACGCGCTCGACTTCGACCTCATCGCCAAGGAGGGGAAGCGATGAAACTGATGGAAATAAAGACCTCCGGAGGGCGGGAAGTCGCCGTCAACCCCTTTAAGATCTGCTCCGTGGAAGCCGGCCGAAACGGCAAGGCCGTCATCCGGATGAGCGACGGGTCCGCCTACAAGACGGACGAGACGTTCCTCGGGATCACTGAGCGCCTGTCGGACATCGGAAAGGAAGGAGGGTCCGGACATGGAAGCCACTGAGGCCGTCAAATACCTGAGCGGCGTCATCGGAGCCACCGGCGACGAAAAGGCGAAGGAGGCCCTCAAGACCGTCGAGCTGGCCGCCATGGAGGCCGACGCCCAGCACAAGCGCCTGAACGTGCCGCGCGACTTCTACGGGAAGGACATGGACATGCTCCGCGTCGGCAAGGTCCTGGAGTACGCGGTCGCGTTCGGGAACCTCAAAGAGATCCTCAAAGCCTGCCGGGAGATCGCCTACGACATGGTCGACTGGGACAAAGAGGGCAGCCCGTTCAACGGGATCGTCTACCGGAAGAAATACACGGCGGAGCACATCCGGCAGGCGACGACCCTCCAGCAGAAGATCCGCGCCGACCTGGACCTCTTCGCCCAAAGCGTCATAGACGGGCGGGAATTCGACCTCGGCTACATCGACGACTACCTGAAGCTGACCAAAGGCGAGCTCGAAGCCCTCCAATCCCAATACGACGCCGAGCACCTGAGGGCGGAAAGGCTCGAGGGCGAGAACCGCCTTTCCGCCGCGGCGCTGATCGACAAAACGTGCGAGGCGAACGCCCTTAGGGCGGAGTCCGCTGAGCTCAAGAAGAAAATCCTCTTCTTCGAGGGAGGCGGAGGCCATGGGAACGCTTAGGAACAACGGGCGGCTTACCGAGCCGTTCACGCCTCCTCCACAGACTCCGCTCGAGAAGGAGATAGCGGACACCAGATTCCAGATGGAGGTGTTCCGCAGAAGGGGCAATGGCTTCGGCTGCAAACAGGCCAAAGCCCATCTGGGCAGGCTTCTCAGGAAGCAAAGGAGCGAAAAGCAAAATGATCGAAAGATATGAATTCGGGTGGAAGGTCGACAAGAAACTGACCGGAGAGCAGGCGGACGCGGTGGCCCAGGCCATCCGCCACGCCATCTACGAACGGGCCAAGGGCTCACTATCCAAGGAGGCCTATTACAAAAGCACCGCTAAAGTCACGAAGGAGGTCGCGAAGGACGGCCGCGTGACGCTCTTCATCCACGAGGGCGACGTCGGTTACAAACGGGATCCGAGGCAGGTCATCTTCTACCGAGACGAGGGAGACGGGACCTATTACTTGGAGCCGGATCTGAGAGCCGACCCGACAAACCAGTACGCGTTCGAGGCCGGCCTCGCGAAGCTCTGCGAGATCTGGGGCGTCAAACGGGAGGACTTCGGCTATGCCGGAAGCATCTGAGGCCCTGAGCGCCGAAGCCAGGCAGGTCGTCGACTCGCACAAAGGCCAACCGATCCAAAAGGCCATCGACGCGATCGACTACGACGATTGGATCCTCAGCATGAAGGACCACATGGACGCAGAGGACTTCCGCCAGAGCCGCGCCTACATGGAAGCCAGGCATTACCTCGAGGGCGTCCGGCGGGAGGGGGCGGAGACGGTATGAACGACACGCTGAACGCCCATCGCAAGACCATAGTCGTCACCGAAAGCGGCAGGGCATACCTTTACTTCCACGCCAAAAAGGACCTTCCGCCGCGCCTCATCGACGCGAACCCGAGGACCACGGTCGACTACAAATCTGCCAGGCCCGCCGAAACCGGCGACGTCACGGGGGCGTACAACGCGCTTCTCGACGTCAAAGGCGGGTTCGCGCTGCCGCCGATGGGCGCCGACATGCCGAAGCTGATCCACATCATCCGGGCCGAGCAGAGCTGGATGGACTGCGACTTCGTCCTGATCGCGGCGGACGGGGCGGCGACGCTGGTGACGACGGAAGAGGTGAGGAAGGCCATGTCCGGGCGCCTGAGATACGATCCGACGACGGAAAGAGCCGAATGAGACCGGGCGGAAGCCTGGGAAGGAGACAACATGCAAGAAGAGAAGCGTCTGACCATAGCCACGGCCTCGAGTCGGATGTCCAAGACATGGACCAACCGCGCCGTCGGCTGGGGCGACCTTAAGAGGAAGCTCGCTTTCAGCAAGGACACCGGCGAGACCATGGCCGAGTACCTGGCGATGCCCAAAGAGCAGCAGGACGTCGTGAAGGACATAGGCGGCTTCGTCGGCGGATCGCTCCGGGACGGCCTCCGCCGGAACGGGTGCGTCGAAAACAGATCGCTCGTGACGCTGGACCTCGACGACTGCCCGGCGACGATCCTCGAATCGCTCGGGGTGGGGATGGAATGGGAGGCCGTCGTCTACAGCACCCACAAATCGACCGCGGCCAAGCCCCGCATCCGCCTTGTCATCCCCCTGGCCCGGGAAGTCAGCCCGGACGAATACGAGCCGCTGGCGCGAAAGATAGCCGCCGACAGCCTGGCCGGGATGGAGTGCTTCGACCCCACGACCTACGAGGCCGCCCGGCTCATGTACTGGCCGAGCCGGACCCACGACGAGCCGGAGATCTACAGGGAGTTCGAAGGGCCGCTCTGCGATCCGGACGAAGTCCTCAAAAGATACGGCGACTGGCGCGACGCCTCCGAATGGCCGACGTCCAAGAAAGAGCTCAAGAGGCGCCCGGGCCAGCCCGGCGTCAAATTGGGCGACCCGGCCGGGAAGCCGGGGACGATCGGCGCTTTCTGCGCGGCCCATCCGATATCGGACGCCATAGCGGAATTCCTTTCCGAGACCTACCTCGAAGCCGGCGACGGCAGATACACCTTCGCGAAGGGATCCACGACGGGAGGCGCGATCGTCTACGGCGACCGCTTCCTTTATTCGAATCACGCGACCGACCCCGCCCGGGGTCAGAGCCTGAACGCCTTCGACCTCTGCCGGATCCACCTTTTCGGGGCGCTCGACGAGAAGGCCAAGGAGGGCACGCCGGCCGGATCGATGCCCTCCTTCAGAAAGATGGAGGAGTTCGCGCGGAACGATCCCAAGACGAAGGCCATCCTGGTGAAGAAGATGGCCGACGCGCACCCGGAGGCCCGGGAGGATTTCGGGGAGTTCCTGGACAAAGGCCCGGAGAGAGCCGACGACTGGATGAAGAGGCTCACCCTCGCCAGAGGGTCCAAATACGCCGAAGACACCTACGACAACGCCACGCTGATCTTGGAGAACGACCCGAACCTCAAGGGGTTGGTCGGGGAGAACGTGTTCCGCGGCTTCCCGGAGATACTGAAGAGGAGCACGCCCTGGAAGAGAAGCTCCAGCGCCCCGACATGGACCGACGCCGACGACGCCCAGCTGCGCATCTATCTCAGTCACGCCTATGGGATAAAGAACCGGATGTTCATCACGGACGCCCTCACGGCGGCCATGGAGCACAACGCCTTCGACCCGGTCAAGCAATACATCGAAGCCGTCGGATGGGACGGTGCCGAAAGGATCGAGAGGGTCCTGATCGATTACCTAGGGGCGGAGGACAGCGACTACGTCCGCACCGTCACCAGGAAGATGCTGGTGGCGGCGGTGGCCCGCGTCTATGAGCCGGGCAAGAAGTTCGACTACATGGTCACGCTCGTGGGCCCGCAGGGCGTGGGCAAGTCGCTCCTCATCTACAAGCTGGGGAACGGGTGGACCTCCGACACTCTGCCCGACCTCAGATCCAAGCAGGCATACGAGTCGCTCGACGGAGTGTGGCTAATGGAAATGGCCGAGCTGGTGGCCCTCAAGAAGGCCGACCGCGAGACCATCAAGAACTTCGTCAGCAAGACCGAGGACACCTACAGGAAGGCCTATGCCAGGAACGTCTCGGTCAACAGGCGGCGGTGCATCTTCATCGGGACGACGAACGACGGGAGCTTCCTCAACGACTCGACCGGCGCGCGCCGCTTCCTGGTGATCGACTGCGATCCGGCCAGGGTGAAGACGCCGGTGTGGAGGGGCCTCAGCCCCGACGAGGTGCACCAGATCTGGGCCGAGGCGAAGAGCCTCTACGACAAAGGCGAGAGGATCATGGACATGCCGGACCACGTCGCCGAGAAGGCGCTCCAGGAGCAGGAGAGCCACACGGACGACGACCCGATGCTCGGCGCGATCACCGTCTACCTCGAGGAGGGGATCCCCGGGAACTGGAAGTCGCTCAACATGGACCAGCGCGTCCAATGGTACAAGTCCACGGAGGAGTACAAGACCCAGCAATCGGCCGCGATCGACGCCGTCGGGGACGCCGTCGGCCTCCACGAGAGGGACGCCGTCTGCGCCCAGGAGATTTGGGTCGAGTGCTTCGGCAAGAAACCCTCCGACATGACGAGGATCGATTCGAAGCGGATCTGCGAGACCTTGGCCAAACTGCCGGGGTGGAAGCAGGACGAGGGCACCACCAGAGTCGGGCCTTATGGGCCTCAGCGGTGCTTCAAGCGGCAAAAGCCGAAAGGAGGGAAAACATGAAGACCAAGATGAGCAGATCCTCCAGGATCTCGAAGCTGATCGGGATCCTTCAGCAGGACAGGATCGGCGCGGAGAAGGAGGGCGATGCCTTCCGCAAGAAGATCCTCGGTTGGCGGATAGGGCGTCTGATCAAGAAGTATTACAGACAGCTGAAAAAGGAGGCCGTCGGCCATGAGCCTAAACAACCATAGGATCTTCTCCCCGGAGCAAGAGGAGTGGGTCCGGTCGATCGTCCCCGGAAGGACCGGGAAAGAGCAGTCCGAGATGATACGCCGGCGTTTCGGGATCCGCCTCACCCCGAAGCAGCTGAGCCACTGGCGGAAGAACCATCACGCCTCCAGCGGCCTCACCGGCCGATTCGAGAAGGGGCATCCGTCCCCGAACAAAGGGATCCCGATGCCGAGGCACGTCTATGAGGCGGCCAAGGCCACGATGTTCAAGAGGGGCCAAAAACCGTGGAACGACCGCTTCAAGATCGGGGACCGCAGGATCGTGCGGTGGAAAAAAGGCGCCGAGGAGAGGTGGTACGAGAAGGTCTCCGACGAGGGGACGCTCTGGGAGAGGTGGAAGCCGGTCGCGAGGATCGTCCTCGAAAAAGCCGGGACACCGGTCCCGGACAGCTGCGTCGTCATCCATCTGGACAAGAATCCGCTCAACGACAGCCTCGAAAACCTCTACGTCGTCGACAAGGCGATCTACGGGCCGATGAACCGGATGGGGATCCTTGGCCGAGACGAAGCGGCGATGAAGGCGGCGGAGCTCATCGTCAAGATAGGCCACAGGACATGGGCCCTCAAAGAGAAGAGACGAGCAGAAAACAAAAGGAGGAAGAAACATGCCGCAGAACACAGCGATTGACCTTCAGAACCATCTGATGGAGGCCTTGGAGCGCCTGAACGACGATGAGCTCATGTCCGATCCGGAGGCCGCGAAGAAGGAAATAAAAAGAGCCGGCGCCATCTCAACCGTGGCGAGGGTGGCGGTCCAGAACGAGGCCGTCATCGTTAGGGCCGAAACGATCAAGCGCAAATACAGGATGGGCGGGAAAGAGGAGAACGTTCCTCTGCTCACCGGAGGGGACGAGGCCAAAAAATGAAAAACGAAATCAACTGCTGGAATTGCGCCAACGCGAAAATGACGACGGAGGCATTCTACGAATACGGCGAGGACAGCGAAAAAGGGGAGGCTGGGGAGAACTATGACATCGAATGCCCGCTACACAAAGTGATGAGGCGACGTCAATGCAAAGACTACAAGGAGGCAAATAGCCTATGAGAAAATCGAAATCGAAGAAGATCCTAGAGTACTGGGGCTACTACAGCATCGTCTCAACGATCGATTCCAAGAAATGGGGCAACGGGAGCGATGAGGAAAGCAAGGAGATCAATAAAACCCTCAAGCGCCAACTTCGCCAGCTTTTCATCTCGAAGGCCAACCGGAAAGACGCCGCCTCCGAATCGGCTATGACCGAAAAGATGATGAAGGCGTTATTCGTCTCGGGGGCCTTGAAATACGATGAGATGAGCGTTTGGGCGTGTACGAAATGCGAAGGAACCGACATCGTCCTCAAATCGCAGGATCCCGAACTTTATGAGGCGTTTGTCAGATGGATCGACGCAGAGCGCGAATCGCCTGAAGAGGTTGGCAAATGAAAAAGAAAATACCCACCGACGAACTTTGGGTCATCCGATCCGAGGCCAAGAGAAGATTCACCTCCGCCAAGCGGGCGTTCGCCCAGTCCGGGAGCAAGGGCCAGCTGAGGCAGGACGTCGCCGCTATCAACGCCTGGCTGCGTGAACAGGAGAGGCGGACCCAGTACGTCGAGCAGAGGAAGACTATCGTCTCGCTGATATCCGAATTCTCTGTAAGAACCGACGTGCTTACGGGGCACTGAGGAAGGAAGCGAGGATTGAAACATGCTCAAATTAAAAGACGTAATCGAAGTCATCGGAGGGGAATTCACCGTGAGGCTGGCGGATAAGCCCGACGCCTTTGGGGACTATCGGAGGCAATCGGCGATTTACCATGACGACTTAAAGAAGTTCTATGATTTCGAGGTTTCCTCCATCAGTTCGGGCGTATACGAAGTCGGAACGAGAGGGACACCGATATCAGAGTCCTTCGTATCCATAGTCTTGGAGGATAAGGAGGTGGAAACCCATGGACGACAATGACTATTCGAAGGCCGGGTTCTCCAAAAGCCAATCGGGTGAGTACTGGTTCAAAACCATAGGGGCGGGGAAAGGCGACGAGACGACCTGCTTCATCGACGCGAGGAACGGCTTCATAACGTTCGAGGGCTCCCCAGCGCACCGTCAGGAGCTGTTCGGGCAGATCATGGCGTTCCGCCGGAGGAAGCCATGATGGGAAGGATACTCATCAGCGTCAGGCCCGAATACTTCACGATGATCTATCTCAAGAAAAAGATCTTCGAGCTTCGCAAATCCTATCCGAAAGAGGCCGACGCCAAAGACTGCGACATCGAGGTCCTTGTCTATTGCTGCGGGGCCGCGCGCCTCCCAAGGCGCGAGTACCTTGAGATCCGCCGAAAGACCGGCGGGAGGATTGACGAGTGGGAGGGGAAGGTCGCGGCGGCGTTCGCCCTCAGGCAAGTCTATTCGAGCAAGTACGTTTCCGGGGATCTCGGCAACGGGTGGCAGACGAACGAGTGCCCTCACCATGAGGGTTTGAATCGTCCCGGAATCGAGAAGCTCATCGGGGTCAGCCTTCAGGATGCCGAGAGGTACGCCGGGACGGGAACGCTCTATCTCTGGAGGATCGACGACTTCAGAACGCTGGAACGGCCCAGGGGCGTCTCCGAGTTCGGGCTGAGGAGGCCGCCCCAATCGTGGTGTCGCCTGCGTAACAATACGGGCGGGGCGGCGTAACAGGTTACAGGCTCTGTTACATCAGGTTACGGGCTCTGTTACGCGCGTTATACCACCATGACATCTAACTTTCAGGGAGAATTCAGAATGAATGTAACATACGACCACACACGCGCGAGGACATACAAGGCGAACAAGGCGCAAAAGGGCCGTGCGGGCAATAACCGGAATGTGTGCGCGTGCACGCGAGAGGACGCCGGATGAGCCGGAAGGGGTCGGGCATCTCCGAGAGGACGGTCGAGCGGGGGCTCGTCGGGGCCTGCAAGGCCGAGGGGTGGGAATGCCTGAAGATCGAGGGGGCGATGGGTTGGCCGGACAGGCTCGTCGTCGCCAACGGCTCCCTGGCGTTCGTCGAGCTGAAGAGGCCGGTCGGAGGGAGGCTGTCCCCGATGCAGAGGCACGTCTTCGCGAAGCTGGCGGCCCTCGGCCACGAAGTGAGAATAGCCAAGAGCCGGGAGGACGTCGAAAAGCTGATCAAGGAGCTCAGGAAATGAGATTCGAACCGCACCCATACCAGAAAGAGGTCATCAACAGGATCGTCAGCCAGAAGCGGATAGCCCTTCTTTTGGACATGGGCACGGGGAAGACGGCGTGCACGCTCTCCGCTCTGCGGTGGCTGATGAACGGCACGATGGAGTTCGACAAGGCCCTCGTCGTGGCGCCTCTGAGCGTCGCGGAGAGCACTTGGCCGGAGCAGATCGAGCAATGGGACCAATTCAGGGGGATGCGGATCAGCCGGGTCCTCGGGACCCAGGAGCAGCGGATAAGGGGGCTCGGCGCGGACGCGGACATCTACGTGATCAACCGCGAGAACCTGGCTTGGCTGTTCGACCATTTCAGGTCCAACGGGCTGGACTGGCCGTTCGGGGCGCTCGTCATCGACGAGAGCTCCAGCTTCAAGAACCGGGCGAGCAAGCGGTGGAAGGCGGCCAAAAGCATGGCGATGGCGACCCCGAGGGTGATCCTACTGACCGGCACGCCGGCGCCGAACGGCCTCATGGACCTTTGGGCGCAGATCTACCTTCTGGACGGCGGCAAGGCGCTCGGGCAGTCCATCGGCGAATACCGATCCCGGTATTTCCATCCGGGGGCGCACAAGGGCTGGGTCGTCTTCGAATACATCGCCAACAGGGGTTCGGAGGAGAGGATCTACAAAGCCATCGAGCCTTTGGCCATCTCCCTGAAGGTGACCGACGAGGAAGTGGCCAAGACCATAAAGATGCCGGAGAGGATCGACGAGGAACGAAGCATAAAGCTGTCCAAGGAAGTCGCCAGGAAGTGCTCTCAGATGGAGGAGGACTACCTGGCCACGATATCCGGGACGACGATCACGGCGGCGACGGCGGGCGTGGTGGAGAACAAGCTGCTTCAGATAGCCGACGGCATGGTCTACGACGAATCCGGGAGGCCGGTGTGGATCCACGACGACAAGATCAGGATGGCCGAGCGGATCGCCGACGAGAACGACGGGAAGCCGATCGTCGTCTTCTACAACTACCGATTCGACGAGGCGAGGCTCCTCGGGGCCTTCAAGGGGAGGAAAGTCAGGATCCTCGACGGGCCCGAAACCAAAAAGGAGTGGAACGGGGGAAGGATCGACGTCCTCCTGGTCAACCCTGCGAGCAACGCCTACGGGCTGAACCTGCAGGACGGCGGGCACCTGGCCGTCTGGCTGACCCCGATCTGGAACCTCGAGCTGTGGCAGCAGGCGAACGCCAGGCTCTGGCGCCAGGGGCAGAAGCAGGCGGTCGTCGTCTACCGGATCGTGGCCGAGGGGACCGAGGACGAGAGGGTCTACAAAGCCCTCGAGGGGAAGGCCGCCACCCAGAACGACCTTATCAGGGCCGTCAAGATGCGGATAAAGGAGGCGGCCGGCCATGGGGGATAACCGGTTCGACCTCCTGAGGAACTACGTCACGGTGGACTCCAGGATCTCGCAGAAGGAGCGGGAGCTCGAGGCCCTGAGAAGGGAGAAATCCGCGGACGAGGAAACCATCGGCAAGCTGATGGGGTCCAGCGATAGGCGGTGGAAGGTCGTCTACTTCCACTTCGTCAAGGGGCTGTCCCTGTCCCAGTGCGCCGCCAAATTCCACTACTCAAGGCAGGGCGTCTGCAAAATAATCAGGTCCTATCGAGATAAATTGAAGTAACCGTCTACCAAAAGTATACTAGCAGGCCACCAAAAGCCTGCTTTTTTGCGCGTATAAAAGAAACTGCGGAGAGGCAGTTCATCGATGGTTCTAGGCTTCACTTCTTCCCCGGTGGAAGCCTCTCTCGCGTCAAGAAAGAAAGAAGGAACGGCGAATGCCATCCAAACACGGGCCGAAGGTGGACGCGTTCTACCACAGCCAGGAATGGAAGGCGGCCCGCGCCCTGAAAATCAAACTGTCTCACGGTTTGTGCGAGAATTGCGGGCGCAAAGGGACGGAGATACACCACGTCACGCCTCTCAGCGAAGACAACCTGGGCGATCCGGCGATCCGGATCGGCATGGGCAACCTCATGCTGCTGTGCAAAGCCTGCCACGACGCGATGCGAAGCCAGCCAAGCGGCAACCGATGCAGCTTCGACAAAGAGGGCAACGTCGTCTCGATCGAGGCCAAGGCGCCCCCCGGGGGAGGGCCCCTCAGGTGAGCGAACGCTTCACCGGGCGGGGAGCCAAAAAAGATATTCGCCCTTTTTCAAACATTTAGGAGGACTTTGAGAACAATGACCGCAAACGCCGACATCGTCGGAGGAAAAGCGAGGAAGGTAGAGATCGTGTGGATGAAACCGCAGGATCTCATTCCCTATGGGAACAACCCACGCAAAAACGACAAAGCAGTGGATTCCGTCGCCGCCTCCATCAGATCGTTCGGCTTCAACGTTCCCATCACCGTGGACGAAAACCTCGTGGTGGCGACGGGGCATACCCGATTGAAGGCCGCGCTGAGGCTCGGCTTGACATCCGTTCCGGTCATTATTCTGAGAGGCCTCACCACAAATCAGATAAATGCTTGGCGCCTCGCCGACAACAAAACCGGCGAGCAGGCCACCTGGGACGAGGACAAACTGCAGATCGAGCTTCGGGCTATCACCGGTCTCGATCTCGGCGAATTCGGCTTCCGCCTCGACAGTTCAACCGACAATCTCAAGGAGGACGACTTCGAGGCGATCCTTCCTGGCAAGCCAAAAAGCAAACTCGGCGACGTCTTCCAACTGGGAGGTAGCCGGGTGATCTGCGGAGACGCCACCGACGCCAACACCTACGCCCGCCTCATGGCAGGGGAGTTGGCCGACCTCGTCATGACCGATCCGCCTTACAACGTCGACTACGAAGGGGAGGCCGGAAAGATCATGAATGACTCCATGGACCCAGAGAAATGGAGCGGGTTCATGTCCGCGTCCATGAGGCTGTTGGCCGCAAATCTAAAACAGGGGGGGTCCGCCTATGTCTGGAACCCGAGCCACATCGCGCCGTTGGCCATGGCCGAGGCTGGCATACGCGTCAGGCAAACGCTCATCTGGAACAAGAATCAATTCACGATGGGCCGTCAGGATTATCAATGGAAGCACGAGCCATGCCTCTATGGCTGGAAGGAAGGCGCGCCGCATTACTTCGTCAACGACCGCGGCTATTCGACCGTCCTCGAGGACAAAGCCAAGGACGTCTCGGAGATGAAGGCGTCCGAACTGAGGAAACTGGTCAAAGACCTCATGAGGGACCAGAAGGTCCCCTTGACGGTTATAGACGAGGACAAGCCGCTGAAGGATGCGGAGCACCCGACGATGAAACCCATTCGCCTCATCGGAAGGCTCATCGCGAACTCTTCCAGAAAAGGGGAGATGGTTCTCGATCCGTTCGCCGGAAGCGGCTCGACCCTGATCGCCTGCGAAGAACTTGGAAGACGATGCTATTCGGTCGAGCTGGATCCCAAATTCGTCGACGTCATAATCGACCGATGGGAGAAATTCACTGGGCGGAAAGCCCAGAAGTTATGAGAGAAAGGGAAGCCAATGCATGAGCAACAGAGGAGGGCAGAGGAAGGGAAGCGGGCGAAAGCCGCTCTCCGCGGACCTCTTGAAAAAACACGTATCGAAAGCGGATAAGGAACGCCGTCGGGGGATCGCCGCAAACCTCGACACCCGAAGCGCCCTAACCTGCCCGAAGGACATGTCCGTCGCCGCAAAAGCCAAATGGCGCGAGATGATGGGGCTCTACAGGAGGATGCCCGCTCCGATCCTAAACGATCTCGACAAAGACGCGCTCCGCCAATACTGCGAGGCCTGGGACGTCTACAAAGCCGCTGAGGACTTTTGGAATAACGATTTAAAGGGAACGATCGCCACGACGAGCGAGCCCACCCAGAGGCTCATCGATAGCACGATCTCCAAAATGAACCGTCAAAGCGCTGTCATGTCCTCGCTTGCCGAGCAGCTCCTGCTGACGCCGGTGAGCCGAGCCCGGATGGGCATGAACCCGGCCGAGCCGAAGAAAGGATCGAAGCTCGACACCTTCCTCAATAAGATCCAAGGCGACAAACCCGAAGATGTCGGAGGCAAGGCATGAGCAACATCCTCGATTACGCGAAGGCCATCGGGAGCGGGGAGATCCCTGCCTGTAGGAAGATTAAAAGACTTTACTGCGAGATCCTGGCGCCGATCGCACGCAGCGAATCTAAAGAGTGGTACCTGGACGAAGCCGCAGGGGACGGGTTCATAGAATTTTGCGAAACGTTCTGCGTTCAGAGCAAAGGCGAATGGAGTGGCGAGCCGATGAAGCTAATGCTCTTCCAGAAGGCCAAGTACGAGGCTTTGTTCGGGATCAAATCCCGGATCACCAAACTCCGAAGATTCACCGAAATGTTCAACGTCGAGGGCCGGAAGAACGGCAAGTCGACCGAGAACGCGAACCTCGGGCTCTATCTGGAGATGACCGAACCCGGCGCCTGCGTCTACGTCGCAGCGACCAAATTCAGCCAGGCCCGCCTGGTGTGGGAGGAGGCCCGATCGATGATCCGGAAAAGCCCGGAACTCGCGCATTACTTCACGAGCAAGGTCTACCCTGCGCCGGTCATCCAGTTCCGCGACAGCACCTTCCAGGCCCTATCCAAGTCCACGAACACCCAGGATGGCCTCAACGTCAGCGCAGCCATCATCGACGAGGTCCATGAGCTACCGCACACGGTCTACGACGTCCTGGTGCAGGGGACCTCTACCAGACGCCAGCCGATCGTCTCGATGATCACGACCTCCGGATTCGTCCGAGAGGGGCTCTACGACGAAAAATACAACTACGCCTGCAAGGTCCTCGACGGGACCTTCGACGACCCGACCTTCCTCCCGATCATCTACGAGATGGACGACGTCGCCGAGATCGACAGCGAAAAAATGTGGGTGAAGGCCAACCCGAGCATCGGCGTCATCAAGAAATACGAGGCCCTCCGCAAATTCGTCAACCAGGCGAAAGGGGACCCAACCTTCCGGAACACTGTGCTCACCAAGGATTTCAATGTCCTAGGCGTCCGAAACGAGGCTTGGCTGGATCCTAAGGACATCATCAACGACGAGGTTTATTCGGACGAGCAGATCAAAAAGCTCACAGAGAAGCATTGGCACGTCATCGGTGGATTCGACCTCTCCAGGACGAACGATCTCACGGCCTTCACGACGATGATCTTCGACCCCGAAGCCATGAAAGCGGTGGCCATCACGATGTACTGGGCCACCCAAGATTTTCTGAAAAGCTCCGCCGCCAAAGCCAGCGGGGCCCCCTGGGAGAGTTGGATCGAGCGCGGCCTGATCCGGATATCGAAGGACCCGAACGCGATCAACCCTATGGATCTGATCGCGTACATGGACGAAATCCGAGAAAAGTACGGCGTCACCTACGTCAAAGTCAACTACGATCCTTGGTCGAGCCCGATTCTGGTCGCCGAGATGGAAAGGCGCGGATACACGAAGGCCAGCGGGACCCTCAATCCCGTCCGGCAATGGTTCAGCACCCTGTCAATCCCGACTCAGCTGTGCGAGCAGTGGCTCAAGCAGAAGAAGCTCGTTTACCAGGGCAACCCGGTGACAAGATGGATGTACTCGAACTGCGAGCTGACCCAAGACAAGATCGGCAACGTCATGGTCCAGAAGATGGGCCTGAAGATCCAAAACAAGATCGACGGACCGGCGACGATCAACGACTGCCTGTTCGGATATTGCGAGACGCCCAGCAACTATCTGCCGCAAACGAATTAGAAAGGAATAGGAAATGGCATCACTGAAGGAACTGTGGACCAAATGGTTCCACCCGAAAAAACAAGAAGACAACGGCCGATTGACCTACTCCCAATTGGTCAGTCTGTTCGACAGGGCGTTCGATCCGGACGAGAAAGCCGAGGCCAACGCCACCTTCGTGAGCGGGGTCAACGCCCACGCCGCGTTCTTCTCGCAGATAAGGCCCACCCTTTACGTCAAAAAAGTCAGGGACACCACGAGGAGCGGGCTCAATTACCTTCTGCAAATCAAGCCCAACGCCCTTGACACCGCCCCTTTGTTCTGGCAGCGGTGCGACGCCACCCTGTTCTACAAAAACTACGCCCTTATCTGGATCCAGCGTTCCGAGAAGGACTATTGGACCCCGACGGCCTTCTGGCTGATCGACACCGACAGCAACGATTTCCGGATAGGCCGCGGGAGCGACGGTCGCCTGTGGCTCCGCTTCTCCGTCAACGGCCAGGTCTATTTCTGCCCGGGCGACGACGTCATCATCCTCCAGCGCGAATCCAACCCCAGCGACATCATCGCCGGGAGAAGCCGGGCGTTGGCGAAGATCCTGTCCGTCGTCGACACGAGCTACAGCGGCCTCGAGAGGGCCGTCCAGCAAAGCATGGTGCTTCGATTCATCATCCAGGGAGCGACAGTCTACAACGACAAGGACCGCGCCCAAAACGAAGCCGACATGAACAAGATCCTCAGCGGCGCGAACGCCGCGGCCTACATCTCGGCCGGAGACAAAGTGACCGAGGTGGCCAACCAGGGCAAATGGCCGCTCGCCCCTGAGATCCAAAACGTTGAGGATAAGATCAACGCCTATCTGGGGATCACGAACGCGATCGCAAAAGGCGATTTCACAGAAGCCCAATGGAACTCCTTCTTCGCAAGGAGCATCAGCCCGATCTGCGCCCAACTCGAATCGGAGCTAAACGCGAAATGCCTCACGCCCGACGAATACTACAAAGGGAACGAGATCCGCGTGGTCACCGAGCGCTTGGAAGTCCTCGGCATGGACTCCAGGCTGAAAAAAGCCCAGTTGAAGTTGCAGATGCCGATCGTCGTCACGAACGATATCCGCCAGGACATCGGCGAGGAGCCGATCGAGGACGGGGACAAGCCCCAGGCCAACCTGAACTGGGTCGGGGCCAAAAACCAAGACGCGTACCAGGGCGACAAGACGCCCGAGAAGAAGGATCCGCCGGACAACGGTGGGGAAGGAGGCAAACAAGATGCCTAAAGAACTGACCCGGGAGGAGCTGGAGAAGATCATCCGCCCGACGAGCTATCACCGAATGTTCGAGATCCGCGCCGCGGAGGCCTCGAAGGACAATCCGGAGGAAATGATCATCGAAGGGAAGGCGATCACCTACAACGACCGCACGCTCCTCTGCGAGTTCGCGGGAAGGAAGATCTACGAGAAGATCACCCCGACCGCCGTCGAGCTGGACCAGGCGAAAACCGAGCATACCGACACCAGCGAGTGCTTCTTCCGGTACAACCATTCAGAGGACGTCATGGTGATGGGCCGCGTCAAGAACGGCACCCTCATCCTCGACAACAGACCCGACGGGCTTTGGGTGAGGTGCAGCCTCGCCCCGATCACGGCAGGGCGAGACCTCTTCGCGCTGATCAAAAGGGGGGACATCGACAAAATGTCCTTCGCCTTCAAATCCGTTTCCGACGAGGAAGACCGATCGGTGGACGGGGAAATCACCTACACCGTTCGGAAAATCAGCAAGCTCTACGACGTCGCGGCAGTGCCGCTCCCGGCGTATGAGAATACCGACATTTACGCGCTCAGGAAGAAGGATGTGGAGACGTCCGATTCCAGGCTGGAGGGCCAGAAAAGAGAAGCGGAGTGTCAGCGGCTAAGAGCCATCGGCCGCGGCTATCTAGGGATAACCGAAACGAATGGCGGCAAAAAGTAATCTAGGAGGATTACACAAATGACAATCGAACAAATCAAGGCGGCGCTCGCTTCAAAAAAAGCGCGCAAAGCCGAACTCGCGGTCCTGATCAACGGACCCGAGGACAAACGCGAGAAGGATCTGGACAAACTCCAGACCGCAGTCGTCGAAGCCGGAACGCTGGGATCCGAGATCGTCGGGCTTGAAAAAGACCTCGACACCGCCCTCCGGAGCGCCGCCATGGAATCTTTCAGAAGCAACGAGCTTCGCATCGACAAACCCAATACCGGAGCCGAGCAACTCGTTTTGAGCAAACGCAGCGCCGCGGCTTTGGCTCTTGGCCTCGCCGCCAAGAGAATGGCGCCCACCGAAGATCAGAAACGCGCTCTCAACACCGCGCTCACCACGACCGCCGTCGACTACGTTGAGCCCACGGCCACCGTGAACGGGGTCAACAACGCCGGCATCTTCATCGACACCAACGTCATCCTCGATCTCCTTCGCGAGAAGCAGAAGCTCACCCCGATCCTGAACGCCGTCATGTTCACGAACATCAAGGGTTTGACCATCTTCCCGTACCGCGCCTCGCGCTCCAAAGGCAAATTCAAAGGCGAGGGGAAGGAGACCGGCACCCAGAGCTTCGAGTTCAAGAAGCTCACCGGCAAGACCGGCTGGCTCCAGATCAACATCGACGTCACCGAGGAAAGCATCGTGCTCTCCGCATTCGATCTCGGCGCCTATCTTTTGAGCCAAATCGTCGTCGACCTCACCTACGACTGGTCCGAGCAGATCATCTACGGAGACGGGACTGATGCCGCTGGCGACGAACCGGCGCACATCGCCGGCCTGACCTTCGGCGTCACCGCCGCCACCTACACCGACGCCACCGTCCTCGACAAGGTCCTTGGCTCGATCACCGGGCTCGACACCCTCTACACCGCCGGATCGACCCTTTACCTCAGCCGAACGGTCTACAACAAGCTCCGCCTGCAGAAGAACGGGGATGGCAACTACCTCATCCCGATCTACAACAGCGGCAGCGGGCTCAACGACATCCTCTCGTTCCCCGTGGCGGTCGACGACACCCTCCACACCGGCGACTACGTCTTCGGCAACGTCGCGGAGAACTACAAAGCCAACCAGAACAAAGGCCTCACTGTCGAACAGGACAAGAACACCAACAGCCACGTTTACAGCTTCAACGCGTCCGTCATGTGCACCACCATCCCGGTCCCGGGCGCCTTCGCCTACGGCAAGCTCTCGGCCTAATCGGTGAGATGAAAGGAGGTGGCCGGAATGGAGAAAGCCAACATACTCAGCGAACAAGAGGCGCGTGACGCGCTCCGCCTCGATGGCGATTGCCAAAGCTCGGAGTTCGAAGCCAACAACGCTTCGGCCACCGATTACATCGACGAAGCCACTGGGGTCAGATGGGAGACGAAAAACCCGATTGACCCCACGGCGAAAGCCTGCGCCAGGCTGTTCATCCAGCAGGATTACTACCACGACAAAGACCATGATTTCCAGGAACGCATCCAGGAATACCTCGGGATCCTCAAAGCGAGGGGAAAGAGGAACGGATCATGAGCGATTACGCATTCCCGAACAAGACGCGGCGCGTGGCCATCTACCACAAGAAGCAAGTCAAGTGGCGGAACGAGGCCAAAAGCGGAGTGTACGAGAGAAGGGACTACCTCAATCCGAAAAACCAGCTGATCCGAGCCTACGTGAGGGAAAGCCTCCCCCAAAGCAACGAACAGTCGAACGCCTCTTTCGCCGGCAACCAATGGGTGGTGGTGGTCAATTACCGCCCCGGGATCAAGCCAGACGACGTCGTGGAATTCGAAGGGAAGGCGCTCCGCGTCAAATACGTCGATGAGTTCGAATCCAAGAAAACCGAGCTGAAGCTGATCTGCGAGGAGATATCCGAACCCGATTGCGGAGGCCCGAGGCATTACGCGAGGTGGGATCCATGAACGCCCCGCGGACGATGGCCAAAGCCAAAGCGGAGATCTCTGGGGCGCTTGCCAAATCCGGTTTGGTCGACGGAGCCGCGCTGGAGGACGACTCGCAGATAAAAAGAGAGAAGCGCGTCATGTTCTGGCACGGCCGAGTCGAGAACCAGATCGCGAGCGGCAAAGACACCTTCGTCACCTTCAGGGTGGCATCGGTCGATGCGATCGCGGACGGGGACGACGGCACGGCCTCCAGAAGCGTCCTGGCCTACATCGACGTTTGGACCATGGCGCCCACCGACTCCGACAAGATCCTGAAGACCCTCGACAGGATCGCGAAGACGTTGGAGGGCCTAGGCTGGAGCTTCGAGCAATCCGGCCAGGAATACCGCGACAGCCCGAGCAATCGAAACCAGCTGACTTACTCAGCGGAAAAACAATATTAAGGAGGCCATAAAAATGGCATGCAGAAAATTCAGAATCTTCCCGATCACCAATTTCGGGAGCGATGGCTATCCGACCGTGGGTACGCCAGTGCTCCTCGTCGCGCCGGGGACCGACAGCAAGGAATTCAACATCAAGTCAGTCTCGTTCGCCGCGACCAAAAACACGGCCGAGATCGAGGCGGACGACGCCTCAGAAGAGACAACCGCGGTCGTCAAGGAGACCGTCACGGTGGAGGCTTGGGGCATCAACCCCGAAGCGCTCGTGGCGCTCGGCTTGGCCAAGAAAGACAGCAGCGGTAACCTCATGTTCGCGCAATCGAATTCGACCCACGTCTGCCTTTTCGCCAAAGGATCCAATCAGAAGGGCCTGGCCAAGAACTTCTGGTTCTACGATTGCGTCGCCCAGCCGTTAGACCAAAAGGTCGTCACGCAGCTCAAGGGCAACGCCACCGATCCGATCACCCTCACCTTCATCAACCATCCGATCTCGACGACCGGCTTCGGGATTGTCCCACACGCCGAGGTCTTCGAGGGCAACGCGGGCTTCATCAAAGACGATGACGAGGTGACGGCCGCCAGCCTCTACAGAGGGACGGTGGCGTCATGAGCGAGCTCCACGATTACAAAGGGCACAAGCTCCTCGACGACGGATTGGCAGCGGACGCCTATTGGGAAGTCAACGGTCATGACATCCTCGATGACATCCGGGAAGCCCAGGACGCGGTCTCGTCCGGCAAAAGCCCGCGCTACACCAAGATCTACGGGAATCTTTACGTCGCGCTCCGGCAAAACTTCGCCAACCGATGCAAAGAGGAAGGCGAGAAGGATCCCGACGTCGACGGCAAGACCGCCCAAGACTTCCGCCAGGAGATCGGGATCCACGACTTCCTCAACGCCGATTTCGGGAGGATCATGACCGACTTCATCAGCGGCGGAAAAAAAGAGGAGGCGGCGGAGACCCCGAGCCCGGAGGCGGAGGAGAGCCCTGCCCCTTCGTCTACGCCGTCGCCATCGCCGAAGGAAGGCTCGGACTCCCACACCGGTATCTCCGGATGATGTCGATGGGAGACGTGATCGACTTCATCGGCTTCAATGCCCCCAAGAGGGAGCAAACGGCCGATGGGGCCAAACCGGAAGAGATCTGAAGAAAGGAGGCCATCATGGCAGAAGACTCGCCCCTGACTTCCTATTTAGCCTCAATGGCCTCCTCCCTCGAGCCGACCGTGAAGGCGGCGATAAAGGATCAGATCGATGCCGAAGCCGACAAATGCCTGGAAAGGATGTCCGAGGGGACGCCGGTCAGAACCGGCGCCCTCAAAGCCTCCCTCCGGAAAAAGAAGGTCGAGACCCCAAAGAAGTACGGCTGGTCGATCGACTACGAGGGGTATGACGAGCACGGGCAGCCGTTCTCGGAGATTGCCCGCGCCCTGAACAAAGGCGGCCGAGCCAACAATTACGAAGCGACCCATCACATCGATGCCGCCGTCCACGCGCTCAAAGGCATGGACGAAAGGATCGTGGCCAAGATCGAGGCGGCCGTCGAGAAGACCCAGCCCAAATGAAAGGAGGACCTGAAGAATGGAAACAGCAGTGACGAGGAATCTATCCCAGATCGACGCCCAGCTGAAAGAGCTCAATTCATCCCTTAGGTCCTGCGCCGCGGACAGCAAGAGCCTCGACAAGGCCCTAAAACTCGATTCGACGAACCTCGGCCTCGCCGCCACCAAGACCAACGTCCTCAAAGACCAAGTCGAGCTGGCGAGGCAAAAACTCGAGGCGCTGAGGGCCAAGCAGGCTGAGTACGACCGTCAGATCGCCGCTGGGATGCCCGTGGACCAAGCCGAATACAGGAAACTTCAGGTCCAAATCGCGGCCACGGAGAGCCAGGTGACGACGCTGAGCAGGGAGACGAAGACCCTCAACAGCGCGAACCTGGACACGCTGAAGAACCAGTTCTCCGGGGTCAGCAAAGTCGCAAAGACGCTTTTGGCCGCAATCGCCGCCATCGGCGTGGCGTTCGCCACCGAGGCCAACACGATAGCCGACGCCGCTTCGGAGCTGAACGTCAGCGCCGAGACTTATCAGAAATGGGCGAACGTCTTCGAGAAGACGACGGGCGACGCCAGCGACTATTCCGACGTCATGAGCTCCATCACGACCGTCCTCGCCGGGATCTCGAAGGGATCCACCAAGAGCGAGGAGGCGCTGGCCAGCCTCGGCCTCACGATGGACGACATCAAAGGCAAAAGCCCGGAAGAGGCGATGAGCATCATCCTTAGCGCCCTTTCGAACGTGACCGACGAAACGCAGAGGGCCGTCCTCGCGACCGCCCTGCTCGGGGACGGCGGATCGGCCTTGGCCAAAGTCGCCGGCCTCACCGCGGCCGAGATCGCCACGCTCAACAGCAACTTCGAATCGACGGGCATGCTGACCAACGAGCAGGTCGCGGCTGGGAAGGAGCTCTCGGAGACGTTCACCGATCTTAAGAACCAATTCATGGTCGTCGTCGCTGAGCTTGGGACGGCGCTGATGCCGACTTTCCAAACATTCGCCAAGATCCTCGAAGGGGTCGCCCCGATCCTTGAGGCCGTCGCGGACGGCCTCGACGCCATCGGCCCCGCCGGTCAGGTCGCCGTGGTGGGGGGCCTCGCCTTCCTGGCGATCCTGCCAGGGCTGATCAGCGGCATAGTCTCGCTGAAAGCCGCGCTCGACTTCCTTTCCGAGAACCCCGTCATGCTGGCGGTGGCCGCGGTGGTAGCCGGAGCGGCCATCGGGCTGGGCGCCGCCATCCTCACCAATGGGGTGTCGGCCGCCGCGTCGTCGAGTTATACCGCGAGAACCAGCAGCGACAACAGCACGATCAACATCACCATCTCCGGCGATTCCGACGATACCGCCGAAGATACCGCGGACAAAGTGGCCGCCGCCGTCGTTGCCGCCAAGAAGCAAAGGGGGCAGATATGAGCAAAAGAAGATTCTCCCTCCTCGTGAGGGACCTCGAATGGAACGAGATCTCGAGTTATGCCTTCGGCGCCATCGGGTCCAACGATTCCAGCGCCAGGGTCTACGCCCCGAACGGGATAGGGGGCTTCGAGCAGTCCCTGACCGTCCAGGAGGGGGACGTCATCGACTACATCGTCAAACAGACGATCAAGAAGAACGACATCAAGCTCAGCCTCGCCTTCAGCAGCGGGGACCCGATCGCCGCCCTGGACGCCTTCCGGGAGTGGTGCGGATCCTACATCGATGCGAGCGAATACAGGCTGACCCTTCGGATTCAGAACGACGTCGACGACGCCAGCCGCGACCGATACGCGGACTTCGCCTACAAGAAGCTGGAGCCGAACGAAAGGAAAGGCTCCGCCGTCATGGCCACCCTCACGCTTCAGCCGCTTACGCTCTTCTACAGCAAGGAGAGCACGAACATCATCATCAGCGTGGTGACCGCGTCCAAAGCCTACCCATACACCTATCCGTATAGCTACGGAGGCGGAACCTACGGGCAAAGCGGGAGGATCTCCAACACCTTCATGAAGGCCATACCGCTCATCGTGACCTTCCATGGCCACATCTCGTCCCCGCAGGCCTCCCTCATCAAAAACGGCGAGGCCTACGCGACGATCAAGTTCAACGGCCTCGATCTGAAAAAGGGATGCTCGCTGACGGTGGACGCGGTGAACGGCCGCATCGTCTTCACGGACGAGGACGGCGCCGAGACCGATTATTACAACGAGATCGACAAGACCGAGGACACGTTTCTCTGGGCGGATCCCGGCGAGAGCACCCTCTCGCCGAACCTCGACCAGACCGACGCGTCGAAGCCCACGGTCGACGTGAAGATCGTCCAGTACACGATCTAGGAGGACACCCGATGTTCATAGCGCTCTTCGACAAAGACTTCCAGGCGATTGGATCCGTCAGGACCACCTACTACGTGAGCTCCTGGTCTTTGACGCGGCGCGCTTATGAGATGGACAGTTTCACGGCTACCTGTTCGGAAATCGCCAACTCGGCCAAGGCCATGTACGTCGGCTTCTTCGAAAAAGAGGGCAAACTGAAATACCTCGCCCTCAGCGGCATGCCGAAAAACGAGAAGGGACTGACCAAAGTCACCGCACTCGATTTCCGCAGAATCTTCCTGCAGAAATGCTGGATCGATTATGCCGGCCAGAGCGCCGCGCCGACAGTGAAGCAGTGGGTCTCCTATCTCCTGAATCTCCCAAAGTCGATCGCCGGAGGATACCTCGGCGTCGATTACTCCGTCGACGTCTCCGATTTCGACACCAATGCGAAAGCCTGGACGGCCGGATCCATCGCCTCCGAAAGCGGGGACGGCGACGTCTGGGAAGAACTCCAAGCGGCGATGATGCGGTACGATTTCACGCTTGACGTCGAAGGCGACATCACGACCGATGCAGTCACCGGGGTGACCGCCGGAGCGATAACCGTCGCCGTCAAAACCCTGTCGAAAACCCATTCCGTCAAGCTGAAAGACTTCGACCACGCCACGGTTATAGACGAATCGACCGATCCGAACCGCGCGGTCGCGAGGACGGTCGACGGCGCGAGCTCCGAGGAGTATTGGATCCTCTACTACAAGACGGGCGACGAGAAGGTCGTGACTAAAAGCGCGGCCCTGACGGCATTGGCCGGGTCCTCGCCGGATTGCTTTCTGAAGTTTCCGGGCCGATACGAAATACATGTAGACGACGATTTCGACAAGGCCCGCTCCGAGGCACAGAACGCGATGGAGAAGAACCGATACCGCGGTTCGGTCGAGCTCAGTCTCGACGTCGCCCTCGGGAAAGACCTGCGCTCGGCCAATCTCTGGAGCAGGGGCCAGATCTTCGGCTACAACGCCGCCGACGACAGCACCGCGAGGATCCTGCCGATGATGTGGATCCGCGAGGACTCCAGCGGCTCGATGAGCTGCTGCTTCGGAAGGCTTGACGACTACTACTACCTATGAAGGGAGACGGAAAATGAGCGATTTACTGATAGACCTACTCAGAAAGAACGGAGCCGAAGGGCTCACGCCCTACGACGACGCGGTCATTTTCCATTCGGCGGTGGGGGACGATTACACAGGGTCCTCGCGCGGCGTCGTCTTCCAGGGGATCTACAAGGAATTCGCTTACAGCTTCAACAGCTCGACGAGGAAGATTTCCGTTCAGGCGGGCTACGGGATGCTCTACGGGCGGCAATTCAAACTCGCCACGGGCACGACCTTCGAAGTCAGCGTCGGTGGAATGAACGCGTATTTGCTTATCTACATCGAAGTCGATGCGACGACCGATCCTGAGACCGCGACGCTGAAAAGCACTTACGCGGCGGGAAGCCAGCCAAGCATCGGCAACGTCGATATCTACAAAACGAAGTCCGGGGTTGCCACCATGCCACTGTTCATGTTCAGCGTCGCTGACGGCGGGGCTGTGCTGACCTTGGTGAAAGATTTTCGGCACATCCGGGAACCCGGGGTCGCGGAGGTCGCTCTGTCAGTCCCGATCGACGGGACCATCAACGGAACCAAGGTGAGCGACCTGGTCGAGGCCAACCAAACCGGATACGTCCTGAAGGCGAGGGTCGCCGACGTCGGCGCCACGGCGCTGTCCATCGGACCCGCGGGCAACACGAATCAGATCGACGCCCAACTCAAATTCACGAAGAAGAACTGCAGGATGCTAGTTTGCCGCACCCAAACGCTGACGATCTCGTCGGAGATCGAGAGCGGGTCCACGGTCAACGCCTCCTGGGACGCGCCGAGCGGGACGCTCGTCGGGTTCCTCGTCAGCATGTCCGCCCAAGCCTACCAAAGGCCATCTGAGTACGAGGCCGTCGTCGCGGGGGGCTACATTGACGCCGCGGTCCCGTCGTTCTACGCCACGATCGAGGAGACGGTGAGAAACACCCCGTTGGACGGGATCCGCTTCGATTCCAGCAGCTATTGCTGGGCAATGGTCACGTTGACGAGCACCGGGATCGTCTTCAAGGCTTTGGAGAAAATCCATTCGGGCACGATCTCGGTGACTTTGCTGATCGGAGGCGCGTGACATGGCCAACCTCATCCTCATATCTAAAAACGCCGGGGCGATCTCCGCCTACGACGACTCGGCCGTCTACCACACCATGCTGGGGAGCGACGACCGCGCCCAAACGCGAGGCGTCGTCTTCCTAAGCGTCTATGGCGAGTTCGAAGCGACGCCGAATCAGGGGGCGGACGCGGTCGCCGTGGCCGGCGGATGCGGATCCCTGTACGGAAGGCAGTTCAGGATGCCATCGGCCGGAAGCTTCGCACTTGGAGCGCTGACCGGGACGAAATACTGCCTCATCTACGCCGAGGTGAACACGAAGAACGTCACGGCTCAGACCGCCAAGCTGAAGATGGCCTACGACGCCGGCGGTTACCCGGTGCCCAACAACTCAAATTTATCAAACGAGGAGCTTGGCGTCGCCGCGATGCCGCTTTGGCGCTTCATCCATAAGGCCGGAGACCCCTCTCCGATATCCAACCTGACCCGCTTATTCGATGGGAGGGCGCCCGGAAGGCCGTTCATCGTGAGGAGCCTGCGCCCCGATTCGACGATCGACGGGAGCCGAGTGTCGGCCCTAAAGGACGGAACGACCGAATTCTGGAGCAAATCCAGGACCACCGACGTCGCTTCGGCCTCGGCCGATCTGGGAGGGCATTCGTTCGCCGCCAACATGACGGTGGACGGAAGCATGCGGGGCCTCGCCCTGGCCGACACCGTGGTCATCCGATCCGACGCCCACACGACGCCGGCGGACAACGTCGCCGGCAACTGCTGGTGGGCGGGGGACACCGTGAAATACACTCTCGTCGGGAACCTTCCCAGCAACTCGCAGGGATCCGTGTTCGGGTTCCTGATTGCGATCGTCCTGAGCACGACCTACTGGAACGCCGGCTTCCTCGGAATCGGGTCACATTGGGAGTACCGCGAGCAGAACTGGAGGTCCTCGCTGTTCACGAAAAATGCCGTCTTCCTGAAGCACGACGACACGGCGGGGACGCTGAAGTTCATGAACCGCCACTGGATGGAAGGCGAGAACACCGCCCAATACGATCTGATGATCCTGCCCGAGACGACCCTGTACTACAAATCCGGATCCGTGGCCAACTACAACCAGGTGACCATCGCGGTCAAGGGATCGCTTCGATTCTACGGATCGATCGCAATCACGCCGATAATCCAATTCAAATAAAGGAGAGAAAACCATGGCAATCAGACTTCTGGAGAGCGTCAACACCGACGACAACCCCGTCGCGCAGAACCCCGACGACGGGGCGGTCATGAACTTTCTTTCCGCCTACAAGCAGAACGGCAGGGTCTGGGGCGCAGCCGTCAGCTGGTCCGGAAAGATGTTCACCATAGCCAAGGGAGTGCTGATCGCGCGCGGATACAGGATCCTCGTCGATGAGAGCACGACGCTTCTCGATCTGACCAGCGCCGCTATGCCGAGCGCCCAGACCAGCTACAGCCTGATCGTCACGGTCACCAGGGTCGGGCACAACGCGAGCCTGGGCGTCTCGTACACGCCCTCGGCTTACCCGACCGCGGCCATCGACCAGGTCGAGGGAAGCTTCGCCCTCAAGATCGGGACGCTCGTCCTAGGCCCCTCGGGAGTCGTCGGCTTCTCGGACTCTATGGCCACGGTTTCCCCGCCTTCGGGCGGATCGACGGCCGCCGCGGCCGGATCGGGCCTCCCGGCTCCGATCCTCGAAATCGTCTCGGCCCGTGGCGGAGGCGCGTACGGCGGGTATCTCTGCCTGAAGAACAAAGGCGACTACAACGGCTACGCGGCCGCCTACTCCGTTCGGTTCAGGCTCTACCGCTTTGTCGGGAAGGCCAAATACCGGGAAAGAAGCGGATCAACGAAGGTCTACCTGCTCAAGAGCTCTTGGGTGCAACCAGCCGTCAGCCTCGGGTGGGGGGCGGCGAAGAGAATCCCCCCGGTGGTGTTGCTCGGGGACCTCGGGTCGGCGACGGTAACGGCAAACGGGTCTCTGTCCTACCAGAGAAACGACGTCATCTCGACGATCGCCGACATCGCCCAATCGATGTTCTACGACCCCTCATCCGGCACGAAATCGGCGGTCACGACATCGAGCAGCGTCTACGGCATAAGATCGACCGGATCGAAGAAAAGAAAGATAGTCGGGCAGTACGGGAAGCATGCGAAGCACAATTACTTCATCTTCGCCTACCGGGCCTTCCTCTACAGCGGGAACGAGGTCGCGGCGTCCAGCCCGATGTCTAGGGCGGTCGTGATCGCGCCGAACTACAGAATGAAGGTGGCGAACGGGGCAAACACCGGCCTGGCTAACAAATTCCGCGTCTTGATCGAGTAGCCGGCTGGGTCCGAGGAGGGCCCTTTGCGGAGCTCCAATCTCTCCTGTTGAGGGCTGATAAGGCGGCAGAGCCCGGCCCCATGATGGTTCCGATGCCGTTGCCGGGATCGGACCTGGTTAGGGATGAGATGTGGACCTCCGCAAAGGGCCCTCGATCCTGGACGAAAAGAAAAAGAAATCCATATATCCAAGGAGGATAAACACATGGAAAACACATTGGAGATCACGCTCCACGAAACCGGGGAGCTCATCCCTCTGAAGGATGGGGGAGCCAGCCTCGGGTCGGAGATGGAGAGCGGGGCGACGACGCTCCGCATCGACCTGGCGAGCGGCCTTTACGGCAAAAAGCATTACCTCGAATTCCTTAAGCCCGACGGCACGGCGGTCTCGACCGCCCCTCTCGCAGAGGCGACGGACCCCTCCGGGATCCATTACGTCTCTCTTTCGGCCGGGAACGCCCTCACCGACACCCCGGGGCGGTATGCCCTCCAATACGTCGGACGCGGAACCGACTCCTCGATCGTGCTGAAGAGCAGGATCGTCTATCTGGAAGTCGATCCCTCCGTCAACGCGGTCGCGTTCGTAATCGAAAGCGATCCGGATTTCATCACCTGGGCGACAAAGAAGATCGCCGAACTCACCGAGAAGGTCGGAGGCCTTGACGACGATCCGACCGACGATCCTGCCACGAAGGAAGAGCTGAAGACGGAATCCGACAGGGCGAAGGCGGCCGAATCCGCCAACGCCGAAGCGATTTCGGCCGAAGCCGGAAGGGCCGTGGGAGCGGAGTCCGCGAACGCCGCCTCCATCGCCACCGAATCCTCGCGGGCGTCCGCCGCAGAGGCCTCGCACGCCTCCCGGATCAAGACGCTTGAGGACCTGGCTAATTCGAACACTTTCTTCTATGGCGTGAAATTCTATGACGGAGAAACCTCCGGAGAGCGGCTCGGCGCGGCGGTCGGCCTTCAGGCCGGCGTCAACGGCGAGCCGAACGACTTTGACCACATGCCGATTTTCAAGGACATCACGAAATACTCGGACTCCTCGGGAAACCAGATCGTCAAGGTCGGGAGGAGCTTCTACCACAAGCGGTTCCACGGCGGAACGCCCGGCCAGTCCGGGTACTGGTTCGCCGACTGCATCTCGCCGTTTCAGATCGACAGCTCGTGGGGACTTCACATCGCCTTCACCAACAAGAACGAGGAGGACCGCGGATATTTCACGATCGGGCGCTACATGGCCTCGGCCAACGACGTCTCGTCGAAGCTGATCACCGTTTCCGGGCAGGTCCCTGCAACGGCCATGACACCGAAAGATGCGAGGGCGTTGGCGGCGGCGGGCGGAGCGCATCTCTGCGAGAACAGGAAATTCGACGCGCTCGCCCTTCTCTTCAGGATCGAGTTCGCGACGAACGACGGGCAAAGCGTGTTCGCGGGCATCAGCTCTTACATGAGCCTTTACCCAACGGATTATTCTGCCTATCAGCTGGCCGCGACCGGCAACACGATCGTCTATCCCTGCGCCGACTGCTTCAGCGGCGACGAATCCGCTTGGGCGGCGGCCTTCAAAGTCGGCCAGGCCGTCAACGTCTGGAACGACAATACCGGAGGCTTCATCGGGGAGACGTCCCGACACGTCACCGCGATTAGTTTCGCGACGGGGGCGAATCCGACTACCGGCGCCTCCGAAAGGCAGGTCAGCGTCACGATCAGCGGGTCCGCTATCAGCCTTCAGGACGCAGGCGAAACTTACCCCAACGTCCAGAATTTCAGCCCCTGCACCGGGCAGACCGACGGCCTTTTGGGCTCCAGCGCCGAAGTCGTCTCCTCGTATCAGGGCGTCCGCGCATTCTCCTACCGGGGGGTTGAGAACCTCTGGGGGATGTTCTGGCAGTTCGCGGACGGGGCTTGCCACGTCACCCATTTGGCGGCGGCGTCTTCCGCATGCTCGACGAAGCGGTTCGAGTGCCTCGATCCGTCGCACTACGACGAGATCGGGACCGCCTTCTCCGGAAACTCCGAGCGGGCCTCCGCGCTCATGCCGGATTGGTTCGCCGCCTTCACCTACGTCGGCTCCAATGCCGGCGCCAACGGGTGGATCAGGGACCTCGCCGACACGCCAGTGGGCGGGCGCCACGGCCTCGACGTCCCCCTCTCGGGGGCGGGGAGCAGCGTCAGTTTCATCCCCGATTACGTCAGCATCCCGGGGGCGAACACGGACGCCGTCGAGAAGGAGCGCCTGTTTGTGATCTATCGCGGCGGCTTCGCCTACGGCGGCGCTGGCGTCGGCCCTTGCAACCTGTACGGCGGCAATGACCCGGGCGCGGCTGATCCGTGGTTCGGGTTCCGGCTTTCTTATGACCCTTCGTGAGAGGATTCGTCAAGGGGATACCTCCCCTTGACATAGAAGCAGGGCGCGTCGCATGCGATGTGGTTCCCTGATCTCCGGATCGCGGCGGCAACGCCAACAACGGCGCTAACGACGGCCCTTGCAACCTGAACGGCGACAATGACCCGGGCGCAGCTGATCCGAGGTACGGGTTCCGGCTATCTTGATTCTATCGCGGCATGCGCCGTCCTCGCCGAGAGCGGAAATTGGCTATGAAGGGGCCGATCAGTAGTCTGAAAAGATCGAAAGCCGGCTTAAGCCAAAAGAAAGGAAACGACAATGAGAAGAGAGGGACATCTGATGGAGCCGATGCTCGCCGACGAGGCGATACGTTCAGCGATTGAAAACGCCGCGAGGGGCAAACGCCGAAAGCCCTCCGTCGCAAGAAGGACGGAATCGATCGAGGAGACGGTTTCCGGGATAAAGTCCCTCCTCTCCTCGGGGGCGTTCGCCCCATCGCCGATGCAGACGATGCGGATCACGGAATACGGGAAGGAAAGAATCATCAGCAAGCCCCCGTTCTTTCCGGACCAGATTGTCCATTGGATGGTTATCGGCGCATTGAGGCCCCTCCTCATGCGCGGGATGGAGAGGGGCGTTTGCGGATCCGTTCCCGGACGCGGCGCGGCCGAGGCGGAGAGGCTCATCCGAAAATGGATGCTCTCCGATCGTAAAGGGACCAAATGGTGCCTTAAGATCGACATCCATCATTACTATCAGTCGATCGACCGATCCATCCTCCTGGGGAAGCTCCGGAGGCTGGTGAAGGACCCCAGGATGCTCAAACTTGTCGAAACGATGGTGGGCGGGCCCGGGATCGGCGTGCCTATCGGCACGTATTGGAGCCAATGGTTAGCCAATTTCTACCTTCAGGACTTCGACCACCTCATCCATGAGAAGCTCGGCCTGCGCCATGAGGCGCGCTACGTCGACGACGTCGTTGTCTTCTCCCCAAGCCGGCGCAAGCTGATGGCCGCCCAAAGGGAGATGGCGGTCTTTCTCGGAAGGGAGGGACTGGAGATGAAGCCGAACTGGTCCGTCTTCAGGACTTCCGAGAGGGACGTCGACTTCGTGGGGATCCGCTTCCATCCGAATGGGAAGACGTCGATCCGCAAGAGGATCTGGCGCGAGGCCCGGAGGACCGTCCTCCGGATCGAGCACCACGGTATGGGCCTGTCGAGAGCTCGGAGGCTCATGAGCTACAACGGATGGTTCCAAGGGACGAACAACTACGTCATCAAGACGAAGTACCTTACGAAGATCGACATGAGGGCCGCCAGGCGGAAGATCGCCTCGGCCCCGCCAAAACAACGAATTGCCACAAACGAAAGGAGGGCAAAACCATGCAAAGCCTAAAAGGCGAATCGGCGACGGAGCCCCAGGCCAAAGTCGTCGGGAAGAACTACGTCGACGTCAACACCAACATTAAATCGACCAGCAAGACGGTTGGCGGCGTCGCCACGACCGTCTATGCCTACGACGTCTCCCGGTACACCATCCAGGAGTACATCGCGAAGATATCGGATGAATCGGCGACGGCCACCAAAGCGGTGGCGGAACTGTCAGACCTCGTTCTGACGAAGGAGTAAAACCATGGCCGAACAAAGCTACGAAGGCATCGCCAGGAACTATGCCAACCTCATTGAGGACGGCGCGAGGACGATCGACTCCATCAAGAACACGCTGGTCCGCCAGCGCGTCCAGGAGATGCTCGAGGAAGACAGGAAGAAGGAGGCCGTCTGAGATGGAACCCGACGTTTTCCTCTTCGCCTGCATCTCGGCCGGGGGCACCATCGTCGCCATCGGCATGAGCCTTTACTCGATCGCCGCCTCCAAGAGGGGCAAGGCGGTAGGCAAGGCCATGGGCGATCAGAAGGTGGTGGACCAGATCGGCCAGATAGACGAGCGCACGCTCGACATCAAGTCGAACATGGCCAAACAGGACGAGAAGATCGACGGGCTCGCCGTCAAAGTCGGACGGATCGAGGGCAAGCTCGGCATCACGGAGGCCGCACCGGGGTCGGCTCCCCCGATTACGCGATAAAGAACCCAGGGAAAGAAGCGAAGCGGATCCTGGAGGTAACATAAATGGATCAGAACATCATTCCGGAAATCATCGCCTTCCTCGCGAAGTATGGTTTGCTCGACGGCATCATCGCGATCGCCGTGGCCGGACTTACCGAGCTCATCAAGATACCGATCTACCGGGCCGCGACGAAGTATCAAGCCTCGACCGGCGTCGACAAATCCGTCATCACATGGACGATAACCCTGGTGGCGCAGGTACTATCGATCGCCGCCGCCGCCGTCATCGGCCTCGCCGACATCAAATGGGACTTCGCCGCCATCGATTGGGCCTCGACGAGCGTCACGGCCGCTGCTATCTATGCCGCCGCTACGGGGTTCTACGAGATCCTGAAGAAGGTCGTGACCGCGATCAAGGCCTTCGCCGCCAAAAAGGAAACGACTACCAACGCCGCCGCGGTCATGGCGGCGAGCCGGGCCGACGCCGAAAATTCATCGGCCAGCTCAACCGAGACCATAGCGGGATCCGCCAAGGAAACCGTAAAAGCCGAGAGCAAAGCCGCCCTGGTGATCTCCGAGAAAACCCAAACGGGCTCCTCCGAGAAGGCCGACGACGGCAAAGTGATACTCCGCTGAGAGCGCCGCCATGAGGGACAAGCTCTGGAAGACATGGAGCAACCATGTCCGCCGGGGATCGTTCCTATGGAGGCCCCGGCGCCGAATCTGGATGGCCGCCTACAGAATCCTCGAGATCCTCGGCGAATGGCCCCCTCCAGAAGAGGATAATCCTTATAAAGAAAAGCCTCCGTGATGAGCGGAGGCTTTCATTTTGCCGGATCAGAATTCGAAGCTGCACCAGGAGACAGACGCGACGCTGGGTATTTCGCGGAGCGTCACCGACACGTCGGCCCGCCAAAGATCGCCGATCCCCAGCCATCCGCTCTCCGCCACGGCGAATCCGATCTTCACGGGTTTGTAGAGCGGCTCGCCGTCCTGCGTGCCGATCACCTCGTCCGAATAAGCCCAGAAGCCGACCTCGAGCCTGACATTGGCCACCGTTTTCCCGGACGTGTTCTCCACGTCTATAGACGTGCTGGCCAAATAGGATCCGGCGGAACCGGAGCAGGAGATCTCCAGGACCCGCCCCGCGTAGGGTGATCCGGGATCGGGTGCGGAAGAGCACCCAGTTGCGAGGAGCACAACGGTCAAAGCTAACAAAGATGGTCCAAATTTCATAACAAAACCCTCGGGAGTCAT